ATCAGTCAGGTGCTACATCTAACTTGGATATAGAACAAGTGGGTGGTAGCGGTAATATAATTGGTGGAGCTACTGCTGCTGCTGGTTCTATGACTGCATTAGATATTGATGGTGCAACTATGACCTTAGATATTCTACAGAAAGGTTCAACAAACAAATTTCTTGGTGATATATGGGCAGATAACTACACAGGTTATTTCTCATTTATAGGTGATACAAATACCTTCAATATGTCTACAGACGAAACAAATGCAACTGGTGCTGATGGTTCTAATGTAAACGTACAGGTGACTGGCAATACAAACACAATGACTCTTAATCATGCTATGACTGCACTAGCAGCTAACTTAGATTTAGATTGGACAATACAAGGTTCAGGCAACACCATAACTTCATCTATAGATGTAGATGGTGCTACTAATTTTATGGATATTGATGGTTCAGATAACACAGTAACCTATGATGGAGATGGATATGCTGGAGGTTATTTCTACCTAGATCATACTGGTAGCACAAGGACATTTAACATAGATCAGGAGTCTACATCAGATAATGACTGGCTTAAAATTACATCTGTTGGCTCTAGCGGTACTGTCTGTGTTACTCAGTCAGACGCAACGACTTCATTCGTCTGTTGAAATAGGTTCTATTTCAGAAGTTAGAGGTAACGCACAAGTCCTAAGAGACAAAGCTTACGGAGCTAAATTACAGTTTGATATACAGCAAATGGATGATGTTCGTACAGAATCGGGCAGAGTAGCCATAACTTTTCAAGATGAATCTACAGTTAAACTAACAGAACATTCTAAGCTAGTTATAGACGAGTACATATACGATCCTGACCCATCAAAATCAAAGATGGCATTAAAGTTTGCAAGTGGTACAGCACGTTTTATAACAGGCAAGTTTAATAATAAAAGTAATATATCTATACGCACACCTACTGCGGATATAGCAATTAGAGGTACAGATTTTACTTGTACAGTAGATGAACTAGGTAGAAGTCTAGTTATACTATTGCCAGACGAAAATGGCATATCTAGTGGTGAAATTTTAGTATCTACAGCTATGGGTAGCGTTACATTAAATAAACCTTACCAAGCTACCACAGTATCTGTATATGAAAACAATCCTACTAAACCTGTTACCTTAGACATATCTCTAGACCTAATTGATAATATGTTGATTGTTAATCCTCCACAAGAAGTAGAACAACAGATAGAAGAAACACAATCTAAAACAACAGTAGATTACTTAGAGTTTGATGATCTTGATATAGATTATCTTGCTGAAGATTTTTTAGATGCAGAAGCAGAACTTGAATTTACTGAACTAGACATAAACTATTTAGATGTAAACTTTTTAGAAGACTTGCTTAACGTACTAGATGCACTAGCACTATCTAAAGAAGAAGATGCTCTTAAACAAGGTGGTGTTGGTATTCGTATAGCTGGTACAGAAATAGGACAAGATAAAGACACACAGATAACAACTATAATATCTGGTCAAAACATAAGCTTTACTAGAACAGTCAATCAAAGTGCAAAATTAAATCTTAATGGTTCTGGTAGTTATACAGTAATACTTATACAAGATGGAGTATCTAATACTGTTAAAGTTAATGGCGGTTCTTCAACAACAATAAAAATAACTCAAGGATCGTGAAAAAAGTATTATTAGTTTTAGTTATAGTTCTATCACTTCCATTTGTTATGCAAGTTAATATTTTAGAAATATTAAAATTAAAAACATTTGATGCTTTAGTTCCTGAACAAGAACCTTCTGGATATTTTACAATACTTAATATTACAGAAGATGATATAAGTAAAGAAGGCGGTTATCCATTACCAAGACAAAGGCTTGCAGAGGTGCAATCGCAGTTGATACAAAAGGGAGCTTTAGGTGTTGGCTGGGTAATCGCTTTTCCACAACCTGATAGATTTGGTGGAGATGAAGAGTTTGCAGAATCTTTATCTTATGCTCCTAGTGTTTTGGCAATGTTTGAAAATAACAATCAATCATTTCCTCCTACAACAGGAACAGTAATATTAGGTGATGAACCACAAGGTATATCTGCACAGGGTGTTATACAAAATATAGACATACTAAAACAGAACGCTAATCAAGGTATAGCAGTAGCTAGAACTGATGTAGATAGTTTAGTAAGACGTTTACCATTACTTTTAAAAACTAATAATGGATGGGTATCTGCATACGGAACAGAAGTATTAAAAATTTTAGTTGGTGCAGATACATATGTTATTAAATCTAATTCTAATGGGATAGAAGAAATAAGAGTTAGAGGTTTGCCTCCAGTTAAAACAGATAGTCTTGGTAGAAAGTGGTTAAGTTTTGTAGATACACCACAAACTAATTTACAAGAAATGAATGTTAAGGGAAGGTTTGTATTTGTGGGTTTTACTGCTAAAGGAATAATGCCTCAAATAGCAGTACCAAATAACAAGTTACTTGAGCCTCACAAAATACAAGCTGCTTTAGCAGAGTCAATCTTAATACAAGATAGTCCATATATACCTGATTATGCACTAGCCCTAGAAATAGTTATATTGATATCACTGATAATACTTACTTGGCTTTGTATAAATATTTTTGGAATTACGTTAGGAATACTATTTACCAGTCTATTATTAATATTAACAGCAGGAAGTAGTTATTATCTAATACAACAAGGACTTTTAATTGACGTTACTTGGGCATTAATATCACAATTTATTACAGGCTCAACAGCATTTTATTTAAGATTTAGGGAACAATATAAACTTAGACAACAAATTAAAGGACAGTTTGGTAAATACCTTGATCCTAGAATGGTCAAAAAGCTACAAGATAATCCAGAACTTTGTCAGGTAAATGGTAAGCGTGTTGATTGTTCTATTATATTTACAGACCTTAGAGGTTTTACTAGCCTATCAGAGTCAGTAGAACCTGAAATGGTAACGTACATAATGAATTCTGTATTAGATGTACAAGTACAAGCAGCTAATAAATATTTTGGTTGTACTGATAAGTTTATTGGAGATGCTGGTATGTTTCATTGGAATACAATTATTCCACAAGATGATCATCATAATCTTGCTTTACAGGCTGCAAAAGAGATAGAAAAGAATATTGACCAGTTAAACATTAAATTTTCAGAAGAAGACATACCTAAAGTTGCTATAGGAATAGGTGTAAATTCAGGAGTTTGCATAGCTGGTAACTTTGGTGCAACAGATAGGTTTGCTTTTAGTCTTATTGGTGATCCTTGTAATGTAGCTGCTAGATTAGAATCAAGCACTAAGGTTGCTGGAGTAGGAGTTTTGATAGGCGAAGAAACTGCCAAATATAGTGATTTTAAGCTACAATTATTAGAACCTATAGAAGTTAAAGGTAAAGCTAAACCACTACAGGTTTATACATGGGCATAAGATATGAGTAAAGTTTTAATAGGTATCATTGCAGTTATGACAATAATTGGATATTTTCTTTGGAATGAAAATTCAAGATTATCTGCTTTAAATCAAGCATTTGAATTAAGAGATCAAGAACAGAAAGCTGCTATTGAATCTTTGCAAAGTGATTTTAAATTGCAAACAGAAGGCTTATTAGAAATACAAAGCAAAAATCAATCTATACAGTTAGAAATGTCTAGATACTTAGATATATTTAAAAGACATGATCTAACAAAACTTGCAGCAGCTAAACCATCTTTGCTAGAACCAAGGGTAAATAAAGGAACAAAGAATGTATTTGATAGTATTGAAGAAGACAGTCGCAGCATTGATGATCTTGATGATGGTCTACAGTTGCAGTCTGTTTCCAAGTAAACAAAACGTACAAATAACTACTAAGCCTTTAGAAAGGCAAATAGTACAACCTGTTATGCCAAGGCAGATTGATTTAAAAGAGCCATATTGGTATGTAGTTTCTGATAAAAATGTAGATGAGTTTCTATCAAGAGTAGAAAAGGAACATGGACAAATAGTTTTTTTTGCTATGTCTGTACCTGATTATGAAATCATGTCATACAATATGCAGGAGTTAAAAAGATATATAAATGAACTTAAACAAGTTGTTGTCTATTATAAAAAGGTTACTACAAATAAACCTGATACAGGGGAGTAATATGAATATATCACAAGAAGGAATAGCTCTAATAAAGAAGTTTGAAGGTTGTGAACTAGAAGCATATAGAGACTCAGTAAATGTTTTGACAATTGGCTACGGACATACAAAAGATGTTAAAGAAGGCGATAAGATAAACCAAGACGAAGCAGAACATCTATTACAAGAAGAAATGCCTGAATATGAAGGCTATATAAATGATATGGTTAAAGTGCCTTTAAAACAGAACCAATTCGATGCTTTAGTTTGTTGGGTTTATAACTTAGGACCAACCAATCTTGGTGAGTCAACATTACTTAAATTACTTAACGCAGGTGATTATCATACAACACCATCACAAATTAAAAGATGGAACAAAGCTGGAGGAGAAACATTGCAAGGATTAATTAGACGTAGAGAAGCAGAAGCATTGCTTTTTGAAGGTAAAGAATGGATTGAGGTCTGAGATGCCTTTAGCTAAATATGTTTTTAAACCAGGAATAAATAAAGAAGGTACTGATTACTCCAACGAAGGTGGTTGGTTTGATGCAGACAAAGTAAGATTTCGTAAAGGAAGACCTGAAAAAATAGCAGGATGGGATAAAAATACTATAAATTCTTTTGAAGGCACTTGTAGAAGTTTGCATTCTTATAGGGATCAAGGACAAACAGACTATGTAGGAGTTGGAACACATCTAAAATATTTTCTTAAACAAGGTGATAATTTTAATAATATAACTCCTATAAGAAAAACTAGTACAAACTCTATTACATTTGCAGCAACTAATGGTTCTTCAACAGTAGTAGTTACAGATTCAAATCATGGTGCTGTACAAGGTGCTACAGTTACATTTGCACAGGCAGTTTCATTAGGCGGTAATATTATTGCTAATGTATTAAATCAAGAATATACAGTAAATGCTGTTTTAACTGCTAATACATATAACATAATTGCTAAAGATACTGCGGGCTCTACTGTTACAGCTAATGCTAGTGATAGTGGTAATGGCGGTTCAGGAGTAGATGGCTCTTATGAAATTAATATAGGATTAGATGTTTTTGTAAAAGGAACTGGTTGGGGTGCAGATACTTGGGGTGCAGGTACATGGGGATCAGTTAGTCCTATATCAGCTTCTAGTCAGTTAAGGTTATGGTCACAAGATAATTTTGGTGATGATCTAATATCTTGCATAAGAGGTGGAGGTATATTTCTTTGGGATGAAAGTGCTGGTGCAACACAAAGAGCAGTAGCTTTTTCAGATTTATCAGGTGCAA